TTTCCTTCTTTTCCTTACCATCGTAACGAAAATCAAGACATGTACATCGTGAATGAAGTGGTTCAATGACCTTGTTCTTGAAGTTGCAAGTTAGAATGAATCGACAGTTCTTTGCAAACTCTTCCATAAAACCACGAAGAGCAGGTTGCATACTAGAGGGATTTGCATAATCAAACTCATCTAGGATGACAACCTTACCATTACCAGAAAGAGAAACACTACCGGCGAAGTTACGAATCTTCACCCGTAGTGTATCAATGTTTCCGTCTTCTGAGCAGTTGATCATGATATGATCCATGCCCATTTCAGCACAGAGTGCCTTTGCTACACTGGTCTTACCACAACCGGCTCCACCAGATAAAAGCATGTTGGGCATATCCTGCCAATCGCCCTTGACTATCTCTGAAAAGAAAGACTTTAGACGATTTGGCAGAATACAATCCGCAACTTTCTGTGGTCGATACTTTTCGACCCAGATAAACATGTCATTGTTTGTTTCCATGCTCAATCCTTATAGATCGAATCTGCTTGCAGAGCAATCCAGTAGCAAAGATCCATATCCTTGTGGCTGAACTTGCTAACGATCTGCTTGCAAAGTTCTACTTCATAATCGCCGGGGAACAACTTAAGATCTTCAGTCTTGAAGTACATCTTAAATGATTCCTCACCGTCATGATCACCAACAGGGAACGAGTAGAAGTTTGAACTTGGATCAGACTTGTCAGTTGCAAACATTTCAATCTTACCTTCCTTGCAGTCATCGATGTTGTAGCGAACACCAATGTCTGGAAGTTGAAGAACTGCTGCTGCCTTGAGTAGTTCAGCAAATGCCTTCTGAGTCAACTCAAAAGAAACTGCTACCTTCGGCATCTGTACCTTCTTGGTTGGAACGGTCAACAACTTTGGTTCACAGTAACGATAAACAACAGATGAACTGTTTGAACCGCTGATTGTAACTGACTTTTCACCAAACTCAAACTCGGGATCATTGAAAAGAGAGATTGTACCAAGGAACTTGTTGAGATCCCAGATACCAAACTCAACCTCAAAGGTTTCATCAACCTCAACCTCTGAAAGAATGTTCTTTACAGGTGAGATTGTACTGAGTGTGTTGCCTGGCTTTACAAGCAGATTTGAATTGACTGACGCATAGTTCTTCAGAATGTCTAGTGTACGCTTCGAAATTTTCATAGATGTAGATGTCATCACAGTCTCCTTTATCACTTAGAGTTCTCTCTAATATACTCTATACCCTTACTAAATTCAATAAATTTCTTACGAGGATTTTCAGATACTCCCGGTGTAGTGGGAACATAATTTGTAAAACCAGGCATCATTAATGGACAATGTACTTTTGGATACTCCAATTTATAATATGCATCCTGTCCATTGTCAAGTTTTCTTGGGGAAAGTTGTGTAAGTTCTTTATCACCACAACCACAAGCACCACAAAAATGTGAGCCGGGGAACTTAACACTATCCTTTCTATCTGCACATGGTGGTAATTTCTTATCTGGATCACCGTGGCAACTCAATTGACGCAATTCAATAGTAACAGGTTCTGCTTTATTATTTTTTATACCCCTAGAAACCATTGATTCTGTAAAGGTTGCTGCCTTTTTTAAGAATCCAGGAGTTGGTCTTTGTATTTTTTCATCACTGGTATTGGGTGCCTGTTGTGCTAATTGTTGTTTTTTAATATTTTCTTCAATTTCTTTTTGTATGTCGGACATATCATTCCTCCATTTCATCCATGACATCAAACATTTCGTCTTGACTCATGTATTTAAAATCATCAAGTTGCATTTTGTGTTCTCTTCTTTTGTTTCTTGATGCTTTCTTTTCTACTTTCTTTGCTAAACTCTTATCTCTAAATTGATCTTTGTAATCGTCGGACATGGCTCAAACAAATTCTCCAGGAAATGCTTTTTTGATTGTTTCTAAAGTAAAACCAAAGGAAGAAGTGTCCTTCTTGAAAATATTTTCCAGAAGTGCTGCTTCAGTCCAATGTAAAGATTCTAAAAATAATTCTAATTTGTTTTGTTGTTTCTTGTATTGTAGTCCTTCATACTTTTCATAGAAGTATGGTAATGACTTATATTCTCTAAAGAGTCTTGCATAACTAAACCCTATTGGAGAATCATCTGGTATGTACTTTGGTATGTTTTCCAACTTTGGATAAGTATCCAAAAATGCATACTTCAACAATTGAATTAATGCTGGTGATTTATTTTGCTGTAGAAGTTTGATTTTTTGTTCTTCGGAAACAGCATCTCTCACATCATATATTATTTCAGATATTAACTTGGTCATTTTAAAAATCCTGTATTACATCCATTAAATTCTTCAATCGCTTCTCAACGAAGTAGTCGAACAACTTAGATCTATCTCCCTCTGGTGGTTGCTTGAACTCTTCCAGAATTGCGTTCTCGTACTCCATAGGTATATATGCATGATCAACTAACATCTGATTCCTATTAATATTACTTTGATGTTCCTGTGGAATATCACTAAATGTCTTCCACTGTGCAAGTTTCTTAGCAGCAAGTGGCTTCTGTCGCTTTCCATCAACAGCGAATGTGTCATCTGCTGATAGAATATTTGGAATACCGTCAGTAGCATCACCCTTGATGATATGTTCAAAAAGATAACGATCTGGTTCTGCACAAGTTACCAGACTCTTCTTGATCGGACTGTACTGCTTCACATTTGGATAACGGAACAGTTGTTGAAAGTCTTTATCGCTAGATACAATCATGATCTTTTCCTTATCACAATTGTGCTTTACAAGTGTAGCAATGATGTCGTCCGCTTCACATCTTTCAACCTTGATTGACTTGTAAGGAAAGTTTTCCGCAACTTCAGTTCGGATTGTATCAAGAATCTCAAAGATACGATCCCAGTTGTAATCATCAACTGCTCGTGTCTTCTTTCGGTTGATCTTGTAATGTGGAAAGATATCTCGTCGCCAGTAATTACCAGCATCTTGACAGAGAACCAGTTCCCCATATTCCTTGTGGAACATGTTGCGATACATCCGATATGTCGATAGGGTAACATGCCTTGCAAGATCAAGGGTTACATCCATAGGTGAATCGTACTGAGCAAAGATCGTACCGAGAATAATTTGTGTATTGTCAACTAGAATCATTTTGAATTAAGAATATCTTTAAGGTCTTCGAGTGCTTCAATTACAACCTTGATCTTACGCTTACCAAGGAAAGAGAATCCCTCCTTAAGATCGGGATCACCCTTATATGCTTGCTTGAGTTCCTTGATATGTGGATCAAGAACCTTTGCAAGTTTCTTGTGGTGTACTGACTTGATACCTTCCATACGCAACCACTCCGAGTGGTCTATATTCTTTAGATTACCATCATTTTCAGCCAAGTCAAATAAATCATCGACTCTTTGTTCAATTACAGACATATATTCTACAGTTTTCTTTTGAATTCTTTCTTGAACATTGACCTTTTCTTTATTTGGATCCTCCACCTTTGCTGGCTTATGAGTACCCTCATGGATAATTTGTTCAATATTCTTTTTAATCATATCAAGAGTTTCTGGTCGAAGTTTACCACCAAGATTCATAATACGACAACGACTACCAATGTAGATGAATTCCATAGCATTGATATCACATGCTGCTGCAGCCTTGATATCTTTCTTAGAATATCCATTCTTCATCATCCAATCAATAGTCCAAGGCTTGCACATATTATTATCACAAGAATAACTGTACCAGTTGATTGCACGAAGAATCTTGGTATCGAGTTCTTCTGGTGTAAGTTTATCTGCATCCTTCCACACGGGTTCACTACCCATGATCAGAGAATCAACAGAATCACCTCGACCAATACGACGAGACTTTTTCTTTTTCTTTTTCATATATCAATTCTACTAAAATTGTTTCGTTTGATGAATGTAATATGATCTTGGAACTTGTCCTGTAATAGTTCCTTCGACTTATGAGATATTACAAAGATGTTAGTACCCTTGTCAAGTCCTTTCAAAATAGAAAGGAAAGATTCTGTAGCCACATCATCTAGACTACCATCCAATACTTCATCAAATATTAGTAAATTGCAGTTAAGAGAATTCTTTAATTGTGCTACTGCACGCCATGCAAATAATAATGATAAATCAATCTTTCGTTTTTCACCTTCACTGAAACTATCATATGTGAAGATATCACGATGACGACTCTTTATTGTTTCTTCAAATGAATCATTCAATTCAAATTGAACAAAGAAATCCATTTGTGCAAGGTATTTGTTAATTATCTTATTCATAATCGGAAGATAATATTTGATGATCTTGCTCTTGATTCCTGTATCTTTCATCAAGAATGATGCAAGAGAATAGTATTGCATATCATCATTCAGTTTTAACTTGTTTTCCACAAGTTCTTTTCCAGCCTGACCCATCTCTTTGAGTTTTGCTTGCTCCTCATCGATGTTCTTTGTGTCAGATTGAATGCTACCAATATCAGTACGCAACTTCTTAACATACTTGTTAGTTGCACTTACCTGACTCTCAATTTCATGAACCATTTTCTGTTCTAATAAAATTTTATGGGTTATATTATTTTTCTCCACAACCTTTTCATTCAATTTTGTTATTTGTCTGGTTTGCATTTCTAATGCTTTTTCCAATTCAGACTTCTTCACATTCTTTTCAGTTAATACTTTTTCTTTGTGCTTGCAATCAATTTTTTGTGAACAAGATGGACAATGATCGTTTGTAGAATAAAAATTAATGTCCTTGTCCAACTTCTTCATCTCTAGATGAATGCTCTTACCCAAATCATTTAATTTTTCAAGTTCAGAATCAATACTTATTTTGGAAGAAAGTTCCATCAATTCTTCAATGTTCTTTCTTTTTTCGTCTATCTCTTTTTGATGTTCCTCAATCTGCTTGTAAGATTCTTGAATTTCTTTCTCATGACGATCTATTGTTTCCTTGTTCTTACTAGCAAGGGTTTCAATGTGACGCTTCTGAGCAATAGTCTTTTCCTTCTGGAGTTCAATCTTGTGTTCAAGATCTGCAATATCAATCTTCATCTGAGCCATACGACCCTTCAGAAGAGTGTTCATGATTGAGAACACATTGATGTCCAATAGGTCTTCTACAATGCTCCTACGATCTGCTGCTGGTAGACGCATGAAAGGAACATAATTAGTAGAACCAAGAATAACTACCTGACAGAATGACTTGTAGTTCATCTTTAGTATAGTTTCTTCCAACATCTTTTGATAGTCTTTGGACTTAGCATCCTGATCTACAAGTTTACCTGACTTGTAAACTTCAAATAACTTTGGTGCTAGTCCTCTACGAATCTTATATTCAACACCACCAGATAAAAACTCAATCTCAACCAGACAATCTTTCTCGTTGATTGAATTTGCTAACTGTGGAATGTTGATGTTTCGATATGGTTTACCAAACAAAACAAAGGTGATAGCATCCAACATAGTTGTCTTGCCAGCACCGTTTTCACCACTAATAAGTGTTGTTCGGTTTTTATCTAATTGTATTTCCGTGAAATTATTTCCTGTTGACAGGAAATTTTTCCATCTCACTTTTTTAAATGTAATCATAACGAATAATTAAAATTCACCTTGGAGTTCTTGGAATGTTTCTCCTACGACGCAGAGAAATATTTCTCCTTCTTTGAGCACGAACTCTTTTTGTTCTTGCCTTTCTTGCTGCTAGTCTAGCCCTTCTCTTCAGTTTTGTCAACTGAGAAGATGGAATTCGACGGCAAGTTCTACCGACTTTCTTTTCACCCGGTTTGCATCTGAACAATACTTTTCTTTTACCTTTGCGTACAACAATTTTTCGCTTGGCTATGCCTTCGCGTAGATCGTGTAAGGTATATTTTTCAGACGGTTGCTCCATTTTTTATTTCCTCTTTACTATTTAGTAAAGAATTTTCTTTGAGTCCTTGGATATACCAATCTGGGGTATTTCCCAACTTCCATTTTGCAAACCTTGATTTTTCAAAAATATAATAATCCCGATATGCTCTAATAGCATCTAGATTCTTGTATTGATCTGGCATAGCCTGAGCAAACGGAGTTAGACTGTCAATCTTTAGATTAATTGGTGGGTGTCGGAATAGCCACTCTGCTAGTTGAGTTGAAACATGGGTTTTACCATATCTCTTAGTGTATTCTTCACACAACGCAATTGTATGCTTACACAACCAGTCATAGTTTCTGGTCGATTGTCTTGTCCAGATTGTGCATGGATGGTTGATCATTGTAGACTTGTAAATATAATCATCTACCTTTACATCTTCCAACTTGTAATAAGTGTACCTACGACCATTCTTGGTTTGTCTCTCAACCTTCTGACCATCCAAAACACGATGAGCGGTTGATAATAACTGACAACTTTCAAGAATCATCTTTACGATGTGCTTGTCACACATATACTCTGCTGCTGTTACGGGGTTCTTGTCCAGTACAAATATGTTCATTGTGAAAGACTTTCCATATAGAGTTCATGAATGATACTCTTGAGTTTATTCTTGTTTTGTACTTCTTCCATAGCATCAATTTCCGAGTTGATGATTGTAAGCGTATCTTTTGTGTTGTCAACAGTTTGTTCCGAACTGAGTTCAACATTGTTCTCTTCAATGATGTTTAAACTGGCGACAGCATTACCATACAACGAATCCATGAACTTGTCAAATATATAAGGCTTGGTTTTATTTTCTACAATCAGTTTAACAAAACAATTCTTGTATTTTGTAAAGTCTGTCTTGAGCATGTCCTTCTCTGCGTCATTGTACCGAATAGCATAGAAGATTCTATTTGGATTCTCAATAAACTCTAGTTCACGAGTCTCTGTATCAAGAATATGGAATCCCTTCTTCTCTCTCAAATCAGAGAATGTAATCTGATATGGTGTACCAAGATAAGATACATTCTTCTCACTTTGCTTGCAATGAAAGTGACCAGAATAAACTGTTTCAAATCGAGACAGAATAGCAGGACTCATACCATCTTCATGCTTGACACCACGAAGAACTTCGAACCCTGTCAGTTCGAAATGACCCATAATAAAAGGCGAAGTCGTAGTTTTAATAAATTCCAAAGTCGTTTCATAATTTTCCTTGTTGATCCACGGAACCAGGGCAATTGACAAACTACCCATTTGAAGGTTTATCGGTTTTTCTACAATGTTAATTTTTGTATTATTAAATAACTGATTAATTGAATTGATCTCGTTTGTATTTCTATAATAAGTATCGTGATTGCCAAGAAGACACCACAACTCAAACTCTCCAGAGTCAAAATAACTAATGAATCTTTTCTTGACTTCTGCTAGCGTCTGAAAGTTAACAAACTTACGACGATCCATAAGATCACCAAGATGCAATACATGCTTGATGTTGTTCTCACGAAGATATGGAAAAAATTGATTCTCGAAGAAATCTAAAAAGTAATTTAAAAACAATGGAGAGTCATTACGAACACCAAAATGCGTATCACAAACGATTGCTACTTTCATTTAATCCTCCATAAAGGATTCGAGTGTTTTGTTTTTCTTCTTACGCTTCTTACGCTTCTTCTCAGTCTTTTCTTCGTCTTGTCTCTTGTATACTTCCTGTTCTTCTTCTGTAATACCCATAGATTTTAGATACTGACTGAAATCACCATCATGATCCATAGATTCAAGGAACTTATACTTGATGTAATTTTGTTTCTTTTCTTTTTGTATACGACGAAGGAACGCATAGTATATGATTTGAGTAAAATAAGAAAAGGGGTTGTTAGATTTATCTGGATCAAAGTTTTCACAATACATCAAACAATTTTCTATTCCATCTCCTATCATTTCATCCTTAAATGGGTAATTCATGAAGTTTGGTTTTTTAGAAAGATTTTCTGCTATCTCCAAAAAGCATCTGCCAATATATTCTGTTACAGGTGGAAGAGTGTCTTCTACCTCTCTTGCCTCTTTTACTTGCTTTTTCCATTCTACCATTTCACTGTAGAATTTCTTATTATCGATATAGTGTGCTTTTACTTTTTTAACCTTTGCTGGTTTTTCTTCTGTTAATAGATTTTTTATATCATCTACTATGTCTATATCGGCTTCGACCTTCTTTTTCTTGGTCTTTGCTTTTGTTTTTTTCTTCTTTTTCATGTTTTACTCCATTATGAAAAGGATCATACACCATCTGGAAAGATTTTCAAGGAAAATCTATTGACATTTCTTTTTCGCTCGTTACACTTAGTGTGTCACGGTTCACCTAATGATCTATTCTAGATATAGTCTTTAGGATCAGGACTCCAATCAGACCAATCATTACCGAAGTCTTTCAAGTCCTTTTTATTTTTCTTTTCAGAGGGTTTATTAGAAGAAGCATCTGTCTTCTTCTTTTTCTTTGCCTTCTTTCTAGGTTTCACCTCGGGGAACAAATCCTCATCCTCAATATCTTCATCCAAGTCCTCCCATGCTTTGGCTTCTGCCATCATGTCGATTATTTCCTCTGCCATATCAGGAGGAACATTGAATGTAACATTTACATTTTCTGGTGGATTTGCATGATTTGGTCTGGTTGCATTGTCCATAATTTCTTCTGTCATGTCTTGAAGATTTTCTGCTTGTTGACTTATAGCAGGATTGTCTTCTTTTTCTTTTTCTAAGTCATAGCATGCAGAAATCTTAGGATCTGGCATAGAAATAGCAATGATACCATCAGCAGCAATTTCAATAATTCTATCCGTAGTATAATCAATCCAAGATTTAAAAACAACCATCTCAGTGTTCTGAGAATTATTGTTTAATAGGATTACAGTTTTAAACTGCATTGGTCTTTCAACAACCAATGTCTTCTTCCTCATTTCAAGTATTCTTGCAATTAGGATATCACCATTCTTGAGTTTAATTAATCTGTATCCGTTGTCTTGCATGTGCTCTCCAATTTGATACTTAACTTCTTATGTGAGAACTTCTCGGATTCATAAATTTTAAGTCGCTCATTGTAATGACGAAGAGTGTGATTTTGATATGACTTCCAGTGAAGGTCATCTGCAATATCGAATAGTCTAGCCTTATCTTTGTGTTCAGACTTTCTAAGTTGTCTGCCAATACTTTGTAAGACCCGTATTCTACTCTTTGATGGAGAGGAGAATACAATATTATGTAGTCTTCTTATTGAGATGCCTGTAGAGAAGGTGCCATATGAAGCAATGATGATTGCGTTGTCTTGTTTTTCACATAACTTACGAACTTGCTCACGCATCTCAACATCAGTGCCACCATAAACAAAGAAAACTTTCTTGTCCTTAGTATTTAGTTTTTCTATGAGTTGGTGAAGTACCATGCCATGCTTTTCAACAAATTGAAACAACACTAGTGTATTGCCTTTTAGATTGAGAGCAAGGTTTGAAATAAATTCATTTCGTGCTTGATTTGAAATTAACCAATCAATTTCTTCTTTATAAGTTAATTTTTTAATTGCTCTTCTTACTTCTTCTGGATATTGAAGAACTAAACAGTCAATTGAGAGTTCAGAAAGAATATCTTTGTCCATCAGTTCTTTTGTGGATGTAACTTTCTTTACTCTACCGAACAACCCTTCAATCACAAGTTTGTGTGTCATGCTACCATCAAGTGTGCCTGTTGTTCCAATACGCCAGTCACAAGTTGTCAATTTTGACATAATAGCAGATAGAGATTTTGATTTAAACAAATGGCACTCGTCACCAATTACTGCTTCAAACTGATCAAAGTATTTCTTTGGCATTTTATAGATGCTCTGCCAAGTTGAAATAATAATTCTCTTATCTGAGTCTTTATCTTGACCCCCGTGAATCTTGTGACAGTGATCTCTGGTCTTCCAACCTGTCTTGGATGCATATTCAAAAAAGTCTGAATACATCTGGGTGACTAGGGATATGGTTGGGACTATTATTAGTATTTTTTTATCTTCTGGTAGAAGATTTAACAAATAACGGCAGAGGACATATATGATTAGACTCTTACCTGACCCTGTGGGAGACAATAGGAGGCTTCTACGCTCGTTTAAAGCGTGTAGGATCGCTTCTAACTGGTGCTGGTGGGGTTCTAGACGCTTTCCTGCTGCGTGGGGGTTTAGAGTCTTAATATACTCTATAACCTGTTCAAGAGTGATTCTATCTTTGTTTTTTGTAATTCGGTTCTCAACCGAATATGACCTATCCTTGGCAAACTGGATAACATAGTCTTCAAGTCCTGCGTAGATAGTTTGTCCGTAGATGTTATATAACTTGATCTGTCCGTCCCACAGTTTGTTTCTGTAAGCGGGCATGAACTTATGTCCGGGGACTTTGAAGGTAAAGTAGTCAGATAACTCCTTTGCAAAACTTCTATCACAGTCCACCTTTATATAAACAGAGTCTAGAGGTTCAATCACTAAATCCATATACTAGTATTTATGCAGTTCCATTTAGGAACTTTCGCCATGCAATAGCATCCCGTATGTGAAATTGTCGATTAGTAATTCCCTTAACGATTGAATTTAAATATTCAACCTTTTCTTCTTGAATAGACATTTTGTTTTTTAGTTCGATCAGTTCCTTGTCAGATTCAAGATAAATGTCCACATCTTGTCGTAGAATCTTAAGATCAAATGGTTCCCAACCAAGTTCTTTCAATTGATCCTCGCTGAGTTTACCAGTATAGTATTCCC